GGGACTTGGACTGCCAAATCAAAGAAAGCGTTGGGTTGCCGTGGGGGATGGGAGAACGCGATCACACCATGCGGCAGCAAACGGTCAAGAGGTCGGGATAGATGAGCCTTTTCTAATTCGGTATAAAGGGTCAAATATTCAAATGAGCTATCCGCATGATGGTAGTGGGGGCGCTGCAAATAATATTAATTGTAGGTGCCTTGCTATATACTTTACTGAGGAAGATGAGCTTTTCGACGATCTTGATTCAGAATTAGTAGATTTAGGCATTGATCCCTCTAATGAAGATCGCGAGCAAAATTTAGAAAAGCCAATTGTGCAACTAATTGATATAAGCGCTCTTATTACATTTCTGAAATCACCATCAGGTAAAGCAAAGTGGAATAATAGAATTAACGAAAGGACAAACGATCAACAAAAAGCCATTATAAATAATTATAGAAAGCCTAGTCAAATAAGAAAGCGAAAAGGTAAGTATTTCCATCAGCGCGAAATCCTAGATACAACATTAGACCACGATATGTTTGAACATGAATATGGACATCACATTGATGCTGTCACAGCAAAGAAAGGTTTTTTCTTTAGGTCTGGTACAGACAAGGATTTTCAACTCGCATTTGTGCAAGATGCAGAAAGAAATGGATTCGGTAAGCGAGGCATTGATGTTACCCGTGGTGATTATAATGTAGTTGGGTATCAAATAGATGAGGGATTCAAAAAAGACTTTGACGAATTGAAAGCTCTATTATTTGAAAGGGTCGAAAAAACTTTTAAAAGAAATAGGAGACAAAGGATAAAAATTTCAAACGAACCAAAGTTTCTCGGGGCTAATTCAATATCAGATATCGTCGATGCTATGACAAAAGGTTATTTTTACGCTGCGGGTGCTTGGGGTCATGGCGTAAATTATTATAAACGTGATAGGAGTATTTTCTATGAAACGTTTGCAAATTTGTTTGCTATTAGAGGAAATGAAAAAGCTTGGGCAATAGCAACAGAAAAATTCCCAAACCTATGTAGAGAATTTGATAGAATGCTTGACGAAATAGAGAAAGAAAAACAATGACTGATGAAGAACTGGAAATAAGGATGTCAATGGCGCGAGAAGTTGAGGAATGGATAGCACTGTATGAGGAATACTTTGGACAAAGCCCTGAGTTTAGCGGTGACAATTGGGGCGGCTACCCTTTAGATAAAATAATTGATGCGCTTGAGTTTAAAAAGCCTTTCAAGGATAGCCGTTTGCCACGTAATGCTGTAGCTTAGTAAATTTTAAAAATCGGCACCTTTTCCCAAAGTTTTTTTAATGACTCTGCTTATTTTTTAGCTCATAATCGTGAGTAATAGTGCCAAGGGCGGCATCTCCGCACCATTGCTCTTCAACCCATTTCTTGATACGCTCTCCATTTTTAAAAACATAAGTGTGCCAATGGCCTCTTCTGACATGGCGTCTTTTTTTGCCACCTCCCCCTTTAAACATGCGCTCATATCTTGTTACGCCACGAGGTTTTGGAAGGTCAATTTCCATGACACGTAATTCATTACGGGGAAGTTTCTTACCAAACATAAAACGTTGTGGACTTGTTTCTAGTTTACGCTCTTTAGTTGTGTGTGGATAGTTCAACAAAGCCATCACAGCAATGATAAAGCGCATGTCACCTCTATAGGAAAGAACGGCTTGTTCAGCTATTTTTTCTCGCGTGTGTCTATCTTCAGCAATTTTTTTTGGCAGAACCATATTTCCAGCATTAGAAATGCTTGGCAAAAGTTTATAATAAACCTGTTCTAAAAAAGGTGAGTTTTTGTGATAATTTGAATACGTATTACCAAGCAGAACTGGGCCATATTTTGCTTGCTGCGCTTTTGTTGTCGCGGAATTTATTTTTACTAAAGTTGGAAATTCGTCCATTATACCTTCGTTTATCATAGAAAAAGACATAGGTGGTACATGTATTTGATCGTCTTTTAACGTGTACTGAGAATAACAAAAATGCGGATCGGGTTTGTCATTAAAAATATGATATCCAATTCTTTCGCCGCATGTATTATATCTTTGTTCCAGAGCCCAATTGTGATCTTTGGGGTAATATTTATATTTTGTTCCGTAGTAACGTAAAAGTTCAATACGTTTTACTTCATTCCACTCAATCCACATGTTATGAAAACACGGAATACCAATTTCGCACATATCTATAAGTGATTTGGGCCTTGCAAAACTTGCAACAACGGCATGTTCAAGAAGGCTGTCACAAATAGTAAATTTTTGTGCTCCGATAAGTCCTTGCTGGCACATTCTACGAGAGGCATCAGAATAAGAATGTTTGTGATAATTGCGAATACCCTTGCGCGGATTAGCTAACGCACTCATTAGAATGTTAAACATTTTTGTCAATTTCCCAGTGAATATGTTCTTCGTCAAACGTTATATGATTAGCGCCATAACCGCTCTTGCCTTGTTCGATATACGAAATTTCGTAATCATAATAATCGCCGTGACCTTTTCGCATTTCTTGAAATCCAATTTTGTGGGTTATATCCTCAATTGTCGCATCGATATCCCAATCAAGATTTAAAGATTTCAATTCTGCCTTTAGATGGGCTTCGCCCTTTTTGTTTAATGATTGTGCGTAAAACATTGTTCTCTCCGTTTTTGATAAATATAATGATAAGGAGAATCATCTTCTTCTGTCTGCCCAAGCCACCCAGCAAAACGCCCAGTAGCCGTAAACCATTTTGTTTGAGCTATCGAATGTGTCATTTGGTACACCGTCGATTACGGCGACGAAATGACGTGACTGACGTGCGATAACCTTGCCTGATGGCATGTCAGAGCAACGCGCCTTGCGACCATCAAATTTCGGAGCTGCTCGCCAAACCCAACCGTGACGCGCCAGCACTTTGTCAAAGTCTAATTTTTGAATTCCATTCCGCACTGACTTGGCTTTGCCAGCGTCTTTATTTGCCTTCGCCAGTTTCTCGTAGCATTCTTCATAAGGTAGCTCTAGAGCAATTGCCATTGCCCGAACACCGCAGTCACCTGTGGAGCCTTTACGACCAGAGGCACGGCGGCCACCATCGTTATATGTAAAGTGTGAGTTACTCATTTTGTCTCTCCTAAGTACTCTGTTATCAATTGATCCGCTTCCTCCCATTCTAAATTTTGAATTGCAGATGCAATAAGATGTTTTAAATCATCAAAGCATTCTGGCATAAAAGCATCTTTTGAAAGACACTCTTGCAGATATTGTAACTCGTTTAAGTCTAGTCTTAGTGTCGCTTGGTTTTTCATTTTGTCTCTCCTAAGTTAGTGGGCTTGATTCTTCTTAAATTAACCATAATCTTTTAAACGAATATTGTAAACAAATTGTTTACATATTTATGAAGAAATAGACAAATATTTTCTAACTTTGCAAAAAGACCGAGATATGCTAGATATTGAATGGAATACAAGGAATTGTGTAAATGCCGTTACCCAAGCCGAATTATGGGGAAAGCGAGAGTAGTTTTATGTCGCGATGTCTTAGCGATGATAAAATGCGCGAAGAATATCCAAAGAGGTCGCAGCGAATGGCAATTTGTTTGTCTAATTTCGGAAAGGCCGTGCCAAAGGAAAACAACATGGATGAAAATTTAGAATGGAAAGAAGAAACACTTGACGTTGCTTTCGACATCAAAGCTTTAGGTGCAGATGAAGGGACAGGCGAATTCAGTGGATATGGTTCTATCTTTGGCAATAAAGACCTTGGCAACGATATTGTAATGGAAGGTGCTTTTGCTCAGAGCATAGGTAAAAAAGGTGCCAAGGCTGTAAAGATGCTATTTCAGCATAAGCCCGATGAACCTATCGGCGTCTTTGAAGAAATCATTGAAGATAGAAAAGGCTTGAAAGTTCGAGGTCGGCTTGCAATGGGTACGCAACGAGGGCGCGAAGTTTATGAATTGATGAAGATGGGGGCCATTGATGGTTTATCCATCGGATATAGAGTTGACGCAAAGGGCTACGATTATGACGACAAGCGCAAGCGGCGCTATCTCAAATCTGTAGACTTGATGGAAATTTCGGCGGTTACTTTTCCAATGAACCCAAAGGCAAGGGTTTCACAAGTAAAGACCGAGAAAACAGTCCGTGAATGGGAAGGTATCTTGCGGGATGCAGGAGACCTTTCAAAGAACGAGGCTAAAGTTGCTGCGTCCGCAGTAACAAAGGCACTGGCGCGGCGGGATGCTGAAAATCAGGAAATGCCTTTTGAACTAGTAGATGAATTAAATCGTCTTACTAATTTCCTTAAATCTTAAAAAGAAAGGGCATCTCATGGAATCGAGTGAGATTAAAAGTTATCTCGAAGGTCTAAATACCGCTTTTGAAGAATTTAAAGCGACTAATGATAAAAGACTTTCTGAGGTTGAAAAAAACGGTGAAGCTGATCCGTTAATTGAGGAAAAGCTTGCAAAGATCGAAGGCGACCTTGATCGTTATGAAAGTGTCAACCAAAAGTTAATTAAGCAAGAGAAGCAATCTGAAACTTTTGCTGAACAGCTTGATAATATCGAAACGATGCTAAAGCGTCCAACTACTGGAATTGAATCTAAGCAAGTTGATTTTCAAATGAAAGCTTGGGACAAGTGGATGCGCAAGGGTAACGAAGGCTTAGAGCCAGAGGAACTCAAAGCATTGACAGTTGGCACAGCTGCGACAGCGGGTAACTTGGCTCCCGAAGAATATGTTGCTGAGCTAATCAAAATTACAACGGAAATATCGCCTTTCCGTTCCGTGGCGCGGGTTCGTCAGACAAACGCTAAAGAGATTGAGATTCCTCAGAAAACGGCTAATTTTGCAGCAGCTTGGACCGCAGAAGGTGGTACACGTTCGGAAACGACGGGTTACACCACCGCTTTAAAAACAATTGCTACACATGAGCATTATGCAGAAGTGCATATCTCAAATCAGTTGTTAGAAGATTCCGCTTTTAATCTTGAAGCAGAAATGAACATCGAATTTTCTGAGCAATTTGCGAAGGCGGAAGGTGCAGCATTTATTTCTGGCGATGGTACTAATAAGCCAACAGGTGTGACTAACGGAAATGTTGTTGCACACACAGCTACGGGTGCGGCATCAGCAGCGATTTCAACCGATAATCTTATGGACCTTGTTCATGGTTTGAAATCAGAATATGCAGCAAACGCTGTGATGATGTTTAATCGCACTACGCTTGGAGTTATTCGTAAACTGAAAGACACAGCAGGGCAGTATATCTTTCAAACTGGGTTTTCTGGCCAATCAGGTGCGCCAAATACCATCATCGGCACACCATACGTCGAAGCGCCAGATGTTGCGGATGCAGCATCAGGAGCCAAGTCGATCCTCTATGGTGATTTCCGCCGCGGTTATATGATCGTAGACAGGCTTGCTATGTCGGTTCTTCGTGATCCGTTTAGTGCTTCAGCGACAGGTTTGGTGCTTTATAGAGCGAGGCGCAGAGTTGGCGGCGAGGTTGTGTTAGCGGAAGCTATGCGAGTTCTGAAACACGCAACTTCTTAAATACAACATTAGGGGGCGCTTCCTTTCCCTGTGGCGCTCCCTTTTCAGGGGAAACAAATGACTAAAATTAAAATGATTAGAAATGCTGTAGGCGTAACAAATGAATGGGGGAGTGTGACCCGAGTATATGAAATAAATGAGATACTACCAACAAAGAAAAAATGGCAGAAAGATTTGGCAAACGCCATGCTTGATATGGGCGCAGCTATGGAAGTCCAAGACAAAAAGCCTGACATGGAATTTAAGTCTGCACGGGCAAAGAAGAAAAAAGGGTAAATTATGGCAGGAATTCAAGTTGCGGTAGCACCAGCGAGAGAACCAGTAACGAATTCCGAAGCCAAAGAATATCTAAGGCTTGATGAGGATATTGATGATCTTCAGGTGGCAAGCCTTATTGTTGCAGCACGAGAATGGTGTGAAAAGTTTACTGGACGTGCGCTTATTACTAGAACAGTCCATCAGTTTGTTGATGCGAATATTGTAAATCATATCCCCTTGCAGGAAGGATTCTACACAGGTGTAGATACGATTGTTCGAAATCACGCACTGGAATTGACGGCAAGCCCAGCGCAGAGCGTAACAAGTATCAGCTATTTTAACAAAGCGAATGTCGAAACAAATTGGTCTAATACAAATTGGTATGCTGACACGTTTTCGGAGGTTCCAAAAATCTTTCTTACTGAAACAGGTACTTTTCCAAGCGATTTAAGAAGGGCAAATAGTCTCAAAATAGTTTATACGGCTGGTTTTGGTGCAACGCCACAGACTGTTCCTGAACCGATTAGAATAGCAATGTTACAATATATGACGTTTATGTATGAACATCGGGGAGATTTCGAAAGATTTCCACCACCACAGCCACCAAAAATACTTAATCAACTTTTACAGCCCTATCAAATTATGCGTTTTTCATCACACTCGCTTAGTGCTGGTCAGGTTTCAGCATACTGATGGGCATAGGAGGTCAAAGAGAAAGGCTTGAGTTGCAAGCACCCGTTAGAACCGACGATGGAGCGGGTGGTGCTGCAATAGTTTTTTCTACAGTGACATTTATATTCGGTGTTATAACGCCCTCAAGATCAGATGATAATGTCTTTGCCGATCGAATTAGGCAGAGAGATAGGAGCACAATCAGGATTAGATATAGAAATAATATATCGGTAAAAAATCGTTTGGTTCAAAATACAACTGTTGCAGGTGAAAGGCTTGTTCGAACATTCACAATTGTGGGTGTAAAAAATGTTAATAATCGTTTCAGGTATCTTGATCTTGATGTGGAAGAAGGTGTTGCTTCATGAGCAAGGGAATATCTCAAACGGTTATTAGAAAACCAAAGTATAAAGAGGTTTCAAAGGCGTTTGATATAGCTATTGAAAGAGTAATGCTTGTTGCTACGCAGGAAGTTAAAAATAAAGCTCAGGTATCAATTCAGAGTCATCAATCATCAGGTCGAACATATACTAAATATAACCCTAAAAGAACACATACGGCTTCAACAAAAGGCAATCCACCGAATACAGACACAGGATTCCTTGCTAATAATATTTTTGCAAGAGTGAATAGGTTTACAAATGAAGGTGAGGTTGCGGCGACTGCTGACTATGCAAAATTCCTTGAGGACACATCAAAGTTAGATAGACCATTTCTTGCACCTGCGTTGAAAGATAGTCAGGACAAAATTGAGCGACTTTTCGCAAGGCTTAGGATAAAAATATAATGTCAATACATTCTTTCGCATTGCAGCAATCAATATTTTCTACATTGTCATCGGGAAATATAACGGACAATGGCGGTTCTTCTGTACCCATATATGATGATGTCCCAGAACTTTCACCCCTTCCATATGTTCGGATAGGAGAAGAACAAACTAGCAATGCTGGAACAAAAACCAAAGATGCAAACGAACATATCCTCACATTAGATATATGGTCAGAATATCGTGGAAGGAAGGAAATTAAACAGATTATGAGTCAGGTCTATAATTTACTACATGATAGTGCTATAACGATATCAGGTGCTTCTTTAGTAAACCTGCGTTGTGAGTTGCAACAGACACTTGAAGAGGCAGATGGAATAACAAGGCATGGCGTTATGAGGTTTCGTGCCTTGGTTTTTGACAATTAGGAGTAAAGCAGATGGCTGCACAAAAAGGTAAAGACGTTCTAATTAAAATTGGTGCCGCGCCGACAGGTGCAGCGTCAGCAGATTCTTATACGACAGTTGCGGGATTACGAAGCAGTAGTATTGCTTTGAATGATGAGCCTGTTGATATAACGAACAAAGATAGTTCAGGTGCAAGGACGCTTCTTGCAGGGGCTGGTGTTAATAGCATCACGGTAACAGGCTCAGGAGTTTTTCTTGATTCTCCAAGTGAGGCGACGCTTAGAACTGCGATGGGCGCTTCAGATTTCCACAACTTTGAGGTGATTATTCCTGATTTTGGGGCATATCAAGGTGAATTCATGTTAGCTACGCTCAGCTATTCAGGGGAGTATAATGGCGAGACAAACTACGATTTTACTTTAGAAAGCTCTGGAACCATAGCATACACGGCAGCTTGATGAGTTGGATATCTAAACAAATTGAAGTGAATGGTGAAGCCATATCAGCGCTGTATAACAAATTTACAGACACTATTTCTGTACCATTCAATAAAAAGATCAAAGCGGGAATGCGTATGATTGTAGATGGAAACGAACAAGAGATAGTTGAAGTCGTTGATTATGCGGATAGACAAGAGGAATATTTGCTCAAGGGAAAGGGAGTAAAAAATGATAAATCCAAAAAGAGGAGAGATGCAGATTAAATTAGGTGAGACGACTTACAAAGCGAGAGTTACACTTAATTCAATTATGACGATAGAAACCAGCCTTGGCATGGGCATGTTTAAGATAATGCAAAAGCTGACGGAAGGCGATCTATCAACAAATGATATGATTCAAATTCTCAAACCAATCATTAGAGGTGGCGGCAATGATATTTCAGAAAAAGATATCATGGCGGCGATTTGGGATGCTGGGCTGGCTGGCACCATGAGTGTGGTCGCTGATTGCTTGGCGACCGCTTTAAATGGAGGGTCGGGGGGAAACGACAAAGCAGAAGGAGCAAGTCCGTAGAGGCTTTGCCATGGGATGATTTTATCAAGTTAGGTTTGGGCAAAATGGGTATAAGACCTGATGATTTTTGGAATATGTCGTTTGACGAATTCTACCTAGCTATCGATGGCTTTGCTGAATTCCATGGTGCAGAAGAAAAGCAAGGCATGACTAAGGATGACTTGAAAGATTTGATGGAAAGGTATCCTGACTGATGGCCATTACTGCTGACGAACTAATTGTCAAAATCCGCGCTGATATGTCTGACCTTAATAGGAATCTTAAAAAGGTTGAACAGCAAGTTGGCGGAACATCTAAAAAGGTAGAAAAATCTTTTTCGCGCATGGGTATGGCATTTAAAAGCGTTGTTGGGGCCGTTATCTTTCGTGAGGCCGCACAGATTGGGCTTGCTCTCGGTCGCATCACGTCTAACGCACAAGAAATGCAATCTAAATCAGAAGCAGTATTTGGGCAATTCGTTGGAGAAGTAAGAAAAGACCTTGGAGAATTTGCCAAAGCTGCAAATCGGTCAACTTTTGAACTAGAAGGAATGGCGGCAAGTATTCAAGACACTTTTGTGCCTATGGGGTTTGCTAGAGGGGAAGCGTCCCAGCTATCTATTCAAATGACCAAGTTAGCTACTGATTTGGCATCATTTAATAATGCCAATGACGTAGAAGTAATGAACGCTCTACAGTCAGCGATTGTTGGAAATCACGAAACAATGCGCAGATTTGGAGTTGTAATTACCCAAACAACACTGAGCCAAGAACTTCTAAATATGGGAATACAAGGCGGTGTAAAAGCTGCAACGGAACAAGAGAAAGTCCAAGCAAGACTAAATATTATAATGAAAGGGACAAAAGATGCGCAGGGTGACGCTATTAGAACCTCTGATAGTTTAGCAAATAGAACAAAGGGTCTAAAGGCGCAATTTGAAGCATTTGCGATCAGAATAGGTTCAGAACTTGTTCCTGCTTTTGAAGATTTAGTAACAGGCGCGAGTGAAGCTGTTACAGTAATTACAAATCTTGCAATAGCGATTGGTTTAATACCAAAATTTGGCAGGGACTTAGATGGCGTAACACTTAAAATCGCAAATTTAAAAGAAGAAATCAAAACCCTTAGAGAAGAAGCAGAAAAGCAAAATATTTTTGGAAGGTTTTTTAATAATAAAGAACTAGAAGCGGAAGTTAAGGAAAACCTGCTGAAAGACACTCTTGTTCGTCAAGAAAATTTACTACAGCAAAGTATAGAAGATGCAAGAAATAAAGCACATGATGTTCAAATGAATAACAGGAGGAAGCGAAACGCTGATATCCTCGCCGCAGAACAAGAGTTAGCACGTAAAATAGCAAGCATTCGGATAAGGGGTGCTTTCGGTCCAGGTGCCGAGCCAGCAATAACATCAGCAAATCCTACGTTTGAAGATATACAAGCACATCGTGCTAGTCAGGCAAGAGATGCACAAAGCGCCGAAATTGAACAACGCACAAGATTCGCAAGTTCATTCGCTATTGCTCAACACGCCGCAGGGTTAGAGAAAAGTATCAAAGCACAAAAAGCTTTAAAAACATTTACTATAGCTTCTAATCTTGCGATGTATAATGGCGCAAGAGTCAATACGGATGTCATTGAGAAGATGAATGACAAGCTCAAAGAGACAAACGAAGTTATTGGTGGTGATGGTGGGACGACAGATAAAATTGTTGAGTTCCAAGAAAAGATTGACCCTGCTTTTTTGCAGAGATTAGAAGATATAAGATCAATAGCCGATGGAATTGGTAAAGCTTTTGGGGATGCGTTTAGGGATGCAGTATTCGGCGCTAAAAGTGTCAAAGATGCTTTTGTAAATATGGCAGATGTAATTAATAAACAACTTTTTGATATTATGGTTACAAAACAAATCACGGGCTTTATTAGTGATACTGTTTTTAGTGCATTAAGCCTTTTTTCAGGGTCAAATCCGTTTACGTATGGAGGTGGGGCAAGTCCTGGTGGTAGTAGTTCAGGTGGTCGCCCGTTACCAGATATACCATCAAACGCAGGTGGCGGTTATGGGAGAGGCGGGGTTCCTATGCTTGTAGGTGAGCGTGGACCAGAGTTATTCATACCACGTTCTGCGGGAAGTATAATGAATAATGCAAGTTCAAGATTTGCAATGTCAGGTCGCGGCGGCCCATCTATTATTCAGAATATAAATGTTACAACGGGCGTACAAAGCACCGTGAGAAGCGAAATTATGCAGTTGATGCCAAGGATAGCAGAAGCATCGAAAGCTGCTGTATCGGATGCAAATAGGCGAGGTGGTGGGTTTAAAGGAGCTATGTCATAATGGCTATTACGTATCCATTATCGTTGCCGACAGCTACGGGAATCAAAAATATTTCGTGGAGAACAACGAATGCTGTAGCCTACTCTATGAGTCCATTTACATTTCAAGGTCAAGCCCATGCATATTCAGGTCAAAGGTGGTCGGCTGATATTGATTTACCACCGATGAAGAGAGCGCAAGCAGAACAGTGGATTTCATTTTTAATAAGTTTGCGTGGCCCATTCGGAACATTTTATCTGTATGATCCCGATGGGAGAACGCCCCAAGGAACCGCAACAACCTTAACTGTGAGTGGTAACACGGGTCAAAATTCTGTAACAGGTGTAAGCAATGGGACACTTAAAGCGGGTGATTACTTTCAAATAGGCAATGGATCATCTTCAAGGCTTTATAAGGTTCTTGTTGATAAGACTGCCGGATCAAACACGATGGAAATATGGCCATCCTTACGGGCAGATGCTTCATCTGCAAGCGCTGATCTTACAGATGCGAGTGGAGTATTTATGCTTGAGGGTCAAGGTATGCAGTGGAGTGCAGACGAAGTGAAGTATCAAGGTATTTCTTTTTCTGCAATTGAAAGACTATGACAAAAACGATTAGTAGTATTATAACAAGCGCTTTAAATCTTAATAACAATAATCCGCTGCCCGATCAAATCGAACAGTTTTTTGCTGTAGAAATGTTTTTTGACTCTGGAACGGTAAGGCTATGGTCAGGCATAGGAACTAAAACAATAAATGGTAATTCTTTTTTAGGTACTGGCGATTTGCTTGGAATCTCGGAAACAAGAGAGTCAGGTGATATGACCGCTCATGAGCTTACAGTTTCACTTGACGGTTTGGATAGTGGAATTCTTACAGCCGCATTGACAGAGCAATATCAGGGGCGTCGGGCAAAAGTTTTGTGGGGAATAACTACAGGCAATGATGCTGTAGAAATTTTTGCTGGTTTTATGGATATAATGACAATAAATGATAACACTGATCGTTCGCAAATTTCTTTGACTATCGAAAGCAAATTGTTGATTTTAGAAAGACCGCAGGAAAGAAGATATACGCAATCTAGTCATTTAAAAAGAATCCAAATAGACAGCCTTCCAAGTTCTAATGATTCATTTTTCAATTGGACAGTTTCTTTAGGCAATAATCGTATTGTGCCTTGGGGTAAAAATGCAGAATGATTTTCAGTCTTTTTACCGATATATCGAAGAAGTAAGGGAGCGGAAATTTCGGCTGCATTCATTTGATTGTCTTACTTTTTCTAATGAAGGATTTAAAAAAATATACGGTAAGGGTTGGGCAGAAGATTATCTGAATGTAATTAAATCAGGTTCGCGCTATAAGGGGCTGAAAGCTATTCTAAAATATACGGACACAGCAAACGGACTTGAGGCATTAGATACGATTATGGATCGTGTAGGAACATTCCCGCAAAGAGGCGCACTGGTTGCTGCGCAAACGAAAGATAAGCGTTTGTTCGATTTTGCGCTAGGCATTTCTGACGGAAGATATTCAATTTTTCTAAATAATCCTAAAGGTCTTATTTTTCTTGAGACACATCTTTGTCAGGGAGCTTGGTTATGGCCGCAACAGTAGGCAGTAACATTTTATCTGCTCTGGGTTTTGCTGAAGCGGTTGGAACAACAAAAGTATTATTTGGTCTTACAAATATAAGTACTGTTGTTGGAACAGTTGCAATTACTGCTACAAATCTTGCTGTGAATTCTGCCGTTCAACGTCACATGGAAGCGCAAGCAAAGAGAAAAATGCTTGAGGCAACAAAAGGTTACTTACTTAATACAATTGAGCCAACATCAAACCAACAATTTGTATATGGGAAAATTCGCAAGGGCGGTGCAATCACGTTTCAAGAAAGTACAGGAACAGAAAATAAATTTTTGCATATGATTATCTGTCTTGCAGGGCATGAAGTAAACGCAATAAAAAATATCTACTTAAACGAAAACGATTGTGGATTAGACAGCGTTTCAAATGGATTTATCACGGCTCATGGATATAACAGCAAAGTATATATCCGTAAGTTTCTAGGCGCTGACAATCAAGATGTATATTCTACCATTAATTCTGACAGTAATTTATCAGAAACTGGTGGTAAGCCTGAGTACGAAGTCCC